TTTGAGATCAGCAGCACAGCCCCAGCAGCTATCAACGCAAGTGCGGGTAGTTTTATCTTTTTGGCTATAGCCTGATAGGAGTAATTCATGCAAATCAGAACACAAACAGGCGCGGTCATGTACGAAGCAGAGTTTCGTGCATACCAAAAAGCCAATGGCGGCCCAACATGGGACACAACGACAACCGAGGTCTTGGAGGCTCTGGGTGCTGATGTCGTCTTTGAAGGCCCACAGGCATCTGGCGGCACGGTCTACCAGTACAGCCAACGTGATGGTGTTGAGCAGATCAGCGGCAAGTGGTACACCAAGCACATCCTCGGGCCTGTCTTCACTGATGGCGAGACAACTGCTGCCGAGCAAGAGGCTGCATACAAGGCCAGCAAGGACGCAGATCAGGCCAAGTCAGTACGCACCAGCCGGGACGACAAGCTGAAAGAAACCGATTGGATCGTCATCAAGAACTTGGAGTTGAACGCTAACATCCCCGGTGCGTGGGAAGTCTACCGCCAAGCATTAAGGGACATCCCAACACAGTCTGGGTTCCCGTGGACAATCACTTGGCCTGACGCACCATGACTGAGAAAATGATCAGCGAGACAGAGGCCAAACTTGCCACGCATGAGCAGATTTGCGCTGTAAGGTACGAGGGCATCCAGAAGAGCTTTGCCGCTGGTTCAAAGCGCATGACGAAGATCGAGTACCTGCTGTACGTTGTGATTGCAGCGGTGCTGTTCGGGCCAGGTGTCGCTGGTGAGTTTGTGAAGAAAGTATTAGGGTTGTGATGTGGATTTCTTTGAAATCCTGTCGAAAGCATGGCCCATACTGCTGGCAATCATCACGCTGATCATCGTGCTGGCTAAACTCGATTTGCGGGTGGCGGTACTGGAAGAGAAGATCAAAACGCTGTTTGAGATGTGGAACAAGAAATGAAAGCCAAGCTCACTTTCTTCGTCACCTTGATGGTCAGCATGACTTTGTGTATTGTTGTCCTGTCAATGTCCGGTGTCATGTTGCTTGGACTGTTTGACGAGAAGGTGGACAACAACAAGATTTTTGAACTTGTTGGCCCTGCATTTCAAACCATTGTTGGCGGCTTCATTGGCCTGCTTGCTGGCGTCAAACTGTCCCATGAGGAAGAAAAGAAATGCTAACCTTACTCTCCACCCTAATCTCTTTCCTTGCTGGCGGCTTGCCCAAGCTGCTTGGTTTCTTTCAAGATCGTGCCGACAAGAAGCATGAGATGGCGATGGCTCAACTCCAGATTGAGCGTGAGCTTGAGCTACGCAAGGCTGGGTTTGAGGCGCAGCAACGAGTAGAAGAGATCAAAGTAGAGGGTCAGGCCATTGAAGCCGAGGCATCAGAACGTGCTGCACTCTACGCACACGACATAGCCATTGGACAGGGAGCATCACAGTGGATGGTCAACCTGCGCTCCGGTGTGCGCCCGATACTGACCTATGGATTCTTCCTGCTGTTTGCGTTTGTTGAGATTGGCGGGTTTTGCTACGCTTGGTATCACAGCATCCCATTTGATGTGCTGATTGCCAAGCTGTGGGACGCCGACACCCAGATCATCTTTGCCAGCATCATCAGCTTCCACTTTGGTGGACGGGCGTTTAAGGGGAGCAGGGATTGAAGGTCTCCGACCGCTGCAAGGAGATGATCAAGCACCACGAAGGCGTGAGGTTTAAGCCGTACCGTTGTCCAGCGCGGCTCTGGACTGTAGGAGTAGGTCATGTTCTTTACCCAGATCAAGGTCGCTTACCGTTGGACCAAAGAGACGCTTTCCCGCTTGCGCCGGAAGATAACCGCGCATTTTCAAAGGCTGAGGTAGATGGAACCCTTGGTGCTGATCTCCAGCGATTTGAAGTTGGGGTCGCCCGACTTTTTCCTATGGGTCTTACCCAAAATCAAAATGACGCTCTTGTTAGTTTTGCCTTTAATTTGGGTTTGGGAGGACTTCAGCGGTCAACGCTCCGTCAGAAGGTTCTGCGGGGTGAGGTGGAAGAGGCGGCAGACGAGTTCTTGAAATTTACGAGGGGCGGGGGTAAAATTCTGCCGGGACTAGTCAAGCGAAGAAACGATGAACGAGCTTTATTTTTATCCTAGCGGAGAAACAAAATGAAACCTGGACTTTATGCCAACATAAACGCCAAGCAGGAGCGCATCAAGGCTGGCTCCAAGGAAAAGATGAACAAGGTTGGCAGCAAGGCAGCGCCTTCTGCCAAGGACTTCAAGCAAGCCGCTAAGACTGCAAAGAAGAAGTAGCCATGAGCAAGGACAAACCACACTACCTGCCTAGTGGCAAGCTGCACAAGGGTGAGACGCACAAGGTTGGCAGCAAGCTGATGTCAGGTGCAAAGCACACACCAGCAAGCAAGCCACTGACGCATACACCTCCCAAGAAGAAATGAAGACTCCAGCCTGGCAGCGGAAGGAAGGACAGAACCCAAAGGGTGGCCTCAACGCTGCTGGACGGGCGAGTCTGAAGGCGTCTGGGCAAAACATTAAGCCACCAGTGAAGTCTGGTGACAACCCGCGCAGGGCAAGTTTCTTGGCAAGGATGGGCAATATGCCGGGTCCAGAGCGCAAGGACGGTGAACCCACCCGGCTGCTGCTGAGTCTCAATGCCTGGGGGGCCAGCAGTAAGGAAGACGCAAGGTCTAAGGCCAAGGCTATCTCAGCTCGAAACAAGAAATGAGAACACCATGTTGATGCCCTTAAAGATTCCAGCAGGCGTGTACCGCAACGGCACCGAGTACCAATCGCTTGGGCGCTGGTTCAACGCCAACCTAGTCCGTTGGTTTGAGAACACACTCAGACCCGTTGGTGGCTGGCGCAAGCGGTCATCAGGACAGATGACGGGCAAGTGCAGGGGCATCATCAACTGGCGTGACGATGACGCCGAGCGTTGGATTGTGGCTGGCACCAACACCAAGCTGTTTGTGATGAACCAGGCCGGGACGCTCAAGGACATCACGCCAACCATCTTCACCCCAGGTGCTGCAGACGCCACCCTGCTGATTGGCTACGGATACGGCAACTACGGCGACTTTGCCTACGGTGTAGCCAGGCCAGACACTGGACAAATCATCAACGCTGCCACCTGGTCAATGGACACCTGGGGAGAGTACTGGATTGGCTGCTGCAACAGCGATGGTCAGTTGCTGGAGTGGACACTTGGATTCGTAACGCCCACCAAGGCCATTGCTCTGGTGAATGCACCCACAGGCTGCGCGGCGGTGATGACCACCTCTGAGCGTTTTGTGTTTGCCTTGGGGGCCAGCAACAACCCACGCCTGGTTGCTTGGTGCGATCAGGAGGACAACACCACCTGGACACCAGCCAGCAACAACCAGGCAGGCAGCTTTGAGCTGACGACTGTGGGTTCTATCCTGGCGGGTAAGCGGGTGCGTGGCGTCAACCTGATATTTACTGACGTTGATGTCCACACTAGCAGCTACATTGGTCAGCCGTTTGTGTTCAGCTTTGAGAAGGCTGGCTCTGGTTGCGGCTTGATTGGACCCCAGGCTGTAGCGGCAATCGACACTGCAGCCATCTGGATGTCACGCTCTGGATTCTGGATTTACGATGGATACGTCAAGCCACTCCCGAGTGACATTGGTGACTTCGTGTTTGGAAATATGAACTACGAGCAGGCCAGCAAGGTGTACGCGGTCCACAACTCCAAGTACGGCGAAATCTGGTGGTTCTACACCAGCGCAGCATCCACCGAGAATGACAGTTACTGTATATACAACTACAGGGAAAACCACTGGAGCCTTGGCACACTCGCAAGGCTGGCTGGCGTTGACAAGGGCGTCTTCAATAACCCGCTGATGGTCAGCTCTGACGGGTTCATCTACGAGCATGAGGTGGGATTTGCTTACGACAGCCAAACCATCTTTGCTGAGTCAGGCCCAGTGGAGATTGGCAACGGTGAGCAGATCATGCAGGTTCGCAAGGTGATACCTGACGAGTCCAATTTGGGTGATGTCAGCATCAGCTTCAGCAGCCGTTTCTACCCGACAGCCACTGAGACAAGTTACGGACCCTTCACCAGCGCCAACCCAACAGACGCTAGGTTCTCAGGACGCCAGATCAAGATGAAGGTGACAGCGGATACCCTGAGTGATTGGCGGGTGGGGGTGATGCGCCTGGATGCAGTGCCAGCCGGGAAACGCTGATGAAGGTTCCGACTCCACCGCAAACGTACACGCCAGTGGCAGAGGCCCAGCGTAACTTCCTCATTGAGACGGCAGACAGGCTGAACCGCAAGATCAATGCGGACGTTGAGATCAGCAGCAGCAAGCTGATACTGACTTCGCCCAACGGGAGCAGGTTCAGTGTGGTGGTCAGCAACGCAGGAGCATTGTCGGCAACGGCGCTATGACAGATATTGAGAGACTAAGGCCAGAGATCGAAAAAGCCTTAAAATATTCGTTGAACACTCACACATTTGATGATGTCGTTGAGTTGGTCCAGCAAGCCAAGATGCAATTCTGGCCTGGAAAGAGTTCGGTGATTGTGACGGAGATCGTTCTCCATCCACAACAGAAATGCCTCAACTACTTTTTAGCAGCAGGCGANATGNACGAATTAGCACTGATGACGCCAATGATNGAGTCCTGGGGCAAGGGACTTGGATGCACTCGCGTCACNNTGGCTGGGCGCAAGGGCTGGCAGCGTACATTCCTGGCAAAGACGGGTTACACACCTCAATGGTGGATTATGAGTAAGGAGCTATAGCATGGCAACAATTCCAACAGCCGCAGCATTAGACCTGATGTACAGGTCATCAACTACTGGTGCGCCTACAGCAGAATTCAACAAGTACGGTGGCTATGCGGCGGTGAAAGCTGCTGCTGAAGCGGCAGGGTATAGCGCAACACCAGAATTCATTCAGAGCTACGAGGTTGCACAAGGGGCCGCAGCCCCAAACCCAGCACCCCCAAGCCCAGCACCCCCAACCCCAACTAGCCGTGAAAGTCAGGATGCAAGGGAGGAACTTGAACGACAAACGAGAGTAAATGACAATCTAAGGCAGCAAGAGCGCTATTTTTTTGAAAAAACCCGTGAAGCAAGGGAGGCAAGCGAACGACAGATAGCTGAACAACAGGCGGCTGCACAACAGGCGGCTGCACAACAGGTAGCAGCACAACAGGCGGCTGCACAACAGGCGGCTGCAGCGCAAGCTCAACAACAGATAGCAGCACAATATGCATCAGCACAACAGATAGCTGCCGCGCAAGCAGCACAGCAGGCAGCAATGCAAGCTGTACAAAGTGCAGCGCAAGCGAGGAGTACAGGTTTACTTGATGTAGCGCCAAGGGCTGCTGCTACTGCTGGCCCGGCAATCAACAGGCCAACAGCAATGATGCAACCAAGCTACACCCAAGATGCACCAGCGCAGATCACCAATCGAGCGATTACGGGTACACCATACTCAAGCATTTACAGCCCAGCAACAATGCGGCAGAACGCTCCTACGCTGGCAAGCGTCCAGGCTGCAGCGCGGTCAGCAAACCCCTACGCCTCTCTGATGGCGCTATCTCAGCAGCAGTTTTTGCCAGGTTCCTATGCAGGACTTGCAGGTGCTACAGCAGCCAACCCCTACCTTGGTGGCTACAACCCAAACATTTACCAATTGCCCCCGGCAACTGGACTTCTGGCACCTAGTAGGGTCAGCGGTTATGACGGTGTGAACAACTCTGGTGACCAGCGTGGACCGGGAAGTGGCGATGCTGGTGGAATACCTGGCTTTAACATCGACCCGCTGGCGCTTGCAATGGCGAGAGTAGCAAATCTTTTTAGTTCACCTGTTTCTCTTGGGAAACCAGCGACAGTTATTGATGCAACTTTCAATCCGACTCAAGCTGGCATAGATTACGCTGGTGCTTCTGGCAAGTCTACTTGGGGCAAATCAGGAAATGCAGAGCAAGATATTGGTCCTAGCGTACTTAACTCTCCGCAACAAAATTTCCGCGCAGCAGAATTGGCTGCTCAAAATTTAGCAGAACGGAATGCATTTACGGCGGGGATAACAGGACTACTTGGGCAAAGCAATACCTTTGCTAGAGGGTTTGATGCATTACCAGGAATTACCACAAATGAACAGTCGCAAGGTTACGACACAGCGGGAAGTAGGGCTGAAGCGGCTGCACTAGCTAACGCAACCGCAAACCTTGCAGCTGCTGAATCAGCAGCGCCGGGGGGCGTAAATGATGGTGGTTATGGTGGTTATGGAGGCGTCACTGGCGGCAGCAACACAATGGGTTTTGGTGGAGAGTATGCCAAGGGCGGCAAGGTCAACATGAAACCCCAAATGCATAACCCACCTGGTCCTGATGATGGCTACGCTGCCTTGCAAAATGGCGAGTACGTCATCCGCAAGAAGGCAGTTAAGAAGTACGGCGCAAACATTTTTGAGCAAATCAATGCTGGCAGGATTCCCGCCCAGCGTCTGAAATCTTTGTTGGAGTGACACCATGAGCAAAAGCGGCAGCAGCCAGACAAGCACAACAGCAATTGACCCTGACATCAAGAGAGCCTACCTGCAGAACTTGCAGCAGGCGCAGGGTGTAGCGGCAGCATTACCCGTCAGGGAGTTTGCGGGATTCAACCCTGTCTACCAAGCTGGTGAGGAGCAACTGGTCAACACTGGCCTGGCTGGACGAGGCATGGCTACAACTGACATTGCCGCTGAGTACGCCAACCAGGCGGCGCAGTTCCAGCCGTACTACACGGGCGGTGTCAATGCCGGGATGACCAACCAGTTTGGTGCTGTGGGCTACACGCCCACTGGTGTCACTGCTGCTCAGAGCAACATGAGCAACATCGGGCAGTACATGAACCCGTACACCAACCAGGTGATCACCAACAACCTGGNNGACATTGAGGCTGCACGGCAGGCGGCTGTGCAGCAGATGGGTGAGGCTGCAACCAGGGCAAAAGCCTACGGCGGTACTCGGCAGGGTGTGGCTGAAGCAGCCACCAACAAAGCCTATGCTGACAGGGCAGCTCAGATGTCAGCGCAGCTCAGGATGCAAGGCTTTGACACCAGCTCCAACCTGATGCAGCAAGACCTGGCGCGGCAGCAGCAGGCTAACCTGCAGATGGCACAGCAGGGCACTGGTGCTGCTGCTGCTGGTGCTGGTGCCATCAACCAGGCGATGATGCAGAACGCAGCAGCGCAGAACGAGATGCAGCGTTACAACGCAAGCCTGGCCCAGCAGAGCGACCTTGCNAACCAGCAAGCCTACGCTGCCGCNAATGCACAGCGTCTAGGTGCTGCAGGTCAGCTAGGTGCATTAGGTCAGCAGCAGCAGAACCTGGGCCTGACAGGGGCACAGGCNGTGATGGGCGCAGGACAAGCNCAGCAGCAGCTTACCCAGCAGCAGTTGGATGCGCTGCGCGGGATTGGCGTTGAGAAGNTGGGCATCAGCCAGAGTGCGATGTCAACTGCACTGCCGAGCCTGGGAGGTAGCACCTCAACACCAACCACCAAGAATGTCCTGTCCAGCGCACTGGGCGGTGCTGGGTATGGTTACCAGTTTGGTGGTCTTCCAGGTGCTGGTATTGGCGCAATCCTTGGACTATTGGGGGGCTAAATCATGGCTGAATTTAACCTTGAAGGGCTGCTTGGCAACGCCTTTGGCGGCGGCAGCGGTAACTTCCTGGACGAGTACCTGACGGAAGATCAAAGGCGAATGATGCAACGCAACGCAATGCTGGCAGCGTCAGCAGCCTTGCTAAAAGCTGGTGGAGAAAGCACCAGGCGCATTGGCATTGGCGAGGCACTGGGTGGAGCGTTTGAGGCAGGCCAAGCCGGGTACGAGAANGCNCAGACGGGTGCCTTGACNCANATGGCACTGAAGACAAAAATGGACGAGGCAAAGAGGGCCAAGGAGTTAAATGCTGCCTTGGCTGGAATCATGGGGGCATCAACAACTGGTGAGATGGAATTACCACAGGAAACAGCCAACAAACTGATGCAAGCTGGACGGGCAGCAGTTCAAGCTGGAGACTTCACCAGAGGCTTTGAGTTTTACAAGCAAGCCAGAGA